GTAATGGCGTTCTCCATTACTCGAATTAATCCATCTTATAGTCTGCAAGTAAACGGGGAGAGACCTCCATTTTGGAGGTCTTTCCTCAAAAAAATAAAATATAAGGAGCAAATGCAGTATAAAACAGATGCAATTACTCCTTATAGACAAAAATATAAAGATCGGCCACTACAAACTCTGAACAAAGAGGTGTCAAGTCACCTGCAGGGTTGGATTAGATTACCAAGAAACCAATCCGTCACGATAAACAAAAACCCTTGGATTAGAAGTTTTGAAAAACTATTTAAACATAAGCCCGATCAAATTTTTGACAAAAATAAAATGAAATTGGTACCTGCAATAAGAGGTGAAAGGAAAATTAGAGACACAGTCGGCACAGTCGCCACAAATGTAACCTATGATGATGGACTCGGTAACGTGATCAATTTCAATGAACTGCACCCATTAGATGTGGTGAAGATACTTTACAACGTTAATTGTCTTGGAATCGAATTGTGGAAATCGGACTGTTATTCTATACAAGATTTCCTAACCAAGGTCAAACACATGGAATTAGATGATGATGAAAAAGACGAAGAAGACTTTTTAGACGAGGATGATTTGGACGATAAGTTAATAGTAAAAATGGTTAAACCTGGAAGAGGTAATTGTACAAATGAAATATTACAAGTGCTAGACAAAATACTTAAAAGATTTGGAGGATTCGAAGGGTATTACAATTACTTCCTAGAGAACCATTTCAAGCATTTTGGATATTTAGAACACAAAGATGATGGATCTTATGACTTCCACAGTGTTAAATTCAACCCTTTGAAAATTTGTGGGGTTTGTGGAAGAGTGAACCATTACAATCAATTCAACAGAGGTTTAAGACAAGTGCACTATTCATTGTCTCATTATAAACAGAAATCAAAAGCTCTCAAAGAAGATTTTCTAACAGAATTTGACGAACATAATAAACCAATAAACATCCCATGGAGATGTGGTTATTGCTTTACAGATCTCAACTACACGGTAATAGTGGAGAAATACATTCTAGTTAAAATGATAGAGTACATATGTAACCATTTATTCGTACTTCAAGGAGACATTGAACAATTGCTAAAATTAGGCTATGGAGACATTTACGATGACTTAGATATTAAGGATAAAGAAGCAATTAAAAGCCACGACGAAATAGTGGTGAACAACTACTTCTATCATTTACAGAGAAAGATTATAACTGTGGGGCAAGACTTCGATCAAGCCAGTCACAAAATAATTAATGAGGTGTTGGGAGGTTGTTACTTCAGACCAACTAGCAAATTGAACAGCATCAAACCGGAATTTATTGCAGAGTTATCGACATTTTCTGAAATAATAGAAAGAACTCTGGTGGGCAGAGACATAGCATGTCTAGGAAATGTGTTACCAGGCACTAGTAGAGCTAATATCCATAATTGGTTTCATAACCAGACTTGGTTTTCGAAGGATCCGGAAGTGGCGTGCAGTTCTGAGCACATATGTGGTCATAATAAAAATTACTTCATATACGGTAACTTGGGATTAATGGGCGAACCATTACATAATGTGTTAAACATTGTGGAAGCACAGAGAACCTTACAATTCATCTCACCCATCATGACGACATCAAGAACGTTACCAGACGGCACAGGAATGTTCCAGAGAACGGAAGACAATCTCAATTTTTACCTGGATGGTAACCCTGTACCCATCAACTTTAAGACCGACACTTATAACGCCTTGAATTATTATCAGATTATTAAATGGGGTAATAAACTATACCACGTAATCGAGGTTAAGAAGTTGAGTCTAACAAGACTAATGGTGATAGTAGGTCCGTTCAATGAAACCGTGGATTACCCGCGATTAATGGTGGAGAATGAACGTGGAATCAAGATTCAAATTAAGTTGCCAGACATAAACAGTTTCATGGGTGGGGTGAAAAACTTGAACTACCGTCCAAATATCTTTGAATTAAATGTAAATTTATTCAGGTATTTATGTATGCGCAATTTGAACGGAAAAGTGTCTCATGATACCTTAAGATCTTACGCAGTAGGGTTCTCACTCAGACGATTTGTTGTGCACAACAAAGTCATTTCCAACCCAACTATAGCATACGAAGATTTAGACATGCATATCGTACTCAGCAGAGTTTGTATGATGAAACTTAAAAATTGTTTTGAAATCAGTTACAACTATAGCAAAGCATTAAAATTTCTAGGACCTTTTAGAAGCATGATAGGAGACATGGAAAGTGCATTAACAGCATCAGTGATAGGGTTAATGGGCGAGGCAATGGAATCTACCTTCGGTTTGAAATGGGAGACATTTATGAACGTTATAGATGGAGCTAGACTACAATCTATGTTACAAGGAATAAGTAAGCAAGACTTCTGGGAACAATTATTACAGTTAACAGAAAACATTAAAACTACACCACCAAGAGTTCTAGATTTAGAAAGGAAAGCGGAAGAAGAACTACTATTCAACTTGCAAAGTTGTATGCATCATTCTGTGAATTGCAACCATATCCATGCTAAAACTGAGAACCGTTGTTGTTGTTGCAATCTACCGATAACAACAGAAATATTTTGTAATTGTGTAAACCACAACCAAGTACAAACGAACTTATTTCACACCGAACATTACGGAAGAGAAGAGAATGTGCACGAGCAACAAATAGTAAACACTACCACAGACAAAACACTAGACACTATTGCCAATATAATTATGTTAGCCATGAGAGAACCAGAGGTTACAGCGAGAAGGGCACCACGCAGGGTACAAACTCAACAACCCAAAATAACCACTACGGAGTTGAACCAAACCCAAACTGGTATAGATCAATTAAGTTTGAAATCTACAAAGTTAGACAAAGAGAAGGAGACAGTTGATTCACCAAAATCCAAGGCTAGCAGCTTCAAATCCAAAACTAGCAGCATAAAAGAACCACTAGCAGAACTAGATGATTGGAAGAGAGTTCTACGGCGAGGGCGAGAAAAACCGGATGATATGGCCAACATAATATTAGATAACATAATGACCAGTGCTGAGCATATAACAATATCTATTGATAATGTAGAAGCTATCAACATTCTAGGTTACGATTTTGTTAGACATTGTTGTGAGACTGTTCAATACGAGAACGATTTGAACGACGGAGTCAATGAAGTATATTATTTACCACATTTACCAATAGGGTCATCAACACTACCACGCGACAGTTTTGAAGTGATAGACAAAGTGTACATCCCAAATTCAGGGCCAATGACTTGTGCATTTGATGCTTATCATTATAGCAATGATCCTGGTAGCCTCCAAGAAATGATTGACATTCTGGGAGCACAGCCGCCCTTCAGTACTGAACATTTAGGATTGTATGCAAAATGGAGAAAAGACAACATTATGGTTTTGACCGACAACCATGTCCACGTAGAAAGGTATAATGAGACTAGTAACACATTCGCAGTCATTTTGTTCGAGCATGGTGAAACAAATGCCGACATAGGACACTTCTTACCCGCAACAATAAAAAGGGTTAAACCAACGGACGTTTATTACTACCATAGAGACCCAAATTCAATTGCAGAAAGGGATCATATCATCAAGAAGAGGTACGGAGCCATGTATAGTTCCTCATGTTTGCCACCCTGGACACCAAGAGATAATCTTAGTTGTGAAATAGCTTACTATAACATAACGGTAGATGTCAGAGTCAGTGAAGCAATGCAACCAATAAAATTAGAACAGATTGACGGAGAGTGGTTTTTAAGTAACAATCCAGAAATACGACAGCACCTAGTAGAAAAAGAGAAAATTCATGCTAAATTACCAAAGATATTTGAAAAATACATTAGCAAGATTGAATACGGATTGAAACTTCAATTACCTGTGATGGAAATAGAAGAGTTCAGACATATAGATAAAGAGTTACCAGACAATTATGACAAAGAGTTAGAAAGTGAATTATTGGAGATACTAAGAGTTTTTGCCAGATTGAGTGAGTTAACAGGACCAGTTAAATTCAGAGACATCAAACAATCACATAATGGTTATCTAGGAAGTTGGTTTGGTAAATCCAAATTTCATATACCAAGTGGAAAAACACACAAAATGAAGAAAATGGATGTGGTTATGGTGCGTATAAACAACAAATTCATTAAAGCAACAATTGTTGGATTTGACAGAAACAACCCAGTTCTAGATTATGTGGCAGTGTGTGAACAGAAAGCGACTCTCATAGAATTAAAAGAGTCAATGGGGAGTCAGATTAGAGAACTAGTGGGGTTATGTCAATCGTATATAGATATGAAAACACTCAAAGCCAAACTCGCGGAATCAAAATTTTTAACCGGGCCTGCAGGTTTTGGAAAATCTACAAAAATAGGTCAATTGGCAATACCCGGAGATTTATGTGTAGCAATGACAACTTCTGCGGTTAAAGCATTGCAGGCAAAGGTGACGAAGGGAGTTAAAGTAATGACTTTAGAGAAAGCCTTATACTCTCACTCCAAGACAGATCAAACTCTGTATGTAGACGAAGCGACCATGATCAATTGGTTATTTGTCGGATTCTTAATTACGGAATCAGCTAACATAGAATTATTCGGCGCAGAAAATCAAATAGGCAAGAGAGACATGAGCAAAACTCCTGGAATCAGGTACAACATTACAATATCAGATTTCATTAAACCGGAAAATAAGAAAGTGGAACATTACACATATAGGATAGGAGAGCCACTGGCCACTTTACTCAAATCCGTAGAACCAAAATTAACAACCCGTGCTAGCCATAAAACAACATACACTATCACAGTTTTGGATCCTAGTTTAATAGAGAACATCAGCAACATAATTAAAGAGAGAAGGCCGGAAGTTATCATTACACCATACTCTTATAACAGGAATTTAATCGAACAGTGTATGAAACAGGAAAGAGTTCCAGTAGTTACAACCCATGCTTATCAAGGTGTGGAAGTTTCGCGCTCAATGGTTGTGCTGAAAGCCGATGCCGGTAACAAATGGGACTTAAATGGGAATCCAGAGTATTTGAATTCTGCCTTAACACGAGCGAAATACCACGTGGATATAATTATATACGGTAATTACACAGACGTGACATCGTTAGAAGATATTATGACTCAAGTTGGTGGTATGGATTTCGACTATCTTCAGTATTTTGATAATACAGAAGAGAGTTCAAGCATAATTGAACAGAGACAAAACCAAGAGACACTGGGAGAACAACGTAAAGAAGCACAAATGCAAAGCAAACATTTACCAGAAAATATCACAATAAATACCATGCACGAATTGAGTGAAGAGATGGTAAATCAATTGAACGAATTGCAAATTTCAATGCAAGGCGCAAAATTGTCCTACCAAAAACTTAATGGTGGGACAAGTGTGACGGCACAATTTGCAGGTTCAGTGATTAGTAAGGTAACTAACATAGAAGGTGTAGTCACAGTGGAGGCAAATCCACTCATTAGAGGGAAAATCATGCAAAATTTGGACACACCAATAGACATACCAGAATTAGTCAAGGACCATTGTGACGCCGACAGCTATTCAGTAGAATGTAAAATGACACTGAGACAAACGAACAAAATTCGGGAATTAACTTGGATTTTAGATAAGACAATAGACAGGGAATCGACTCGTACAATAAATGGAACAAAAATTAAAATGACAAAAACTGCAAGCTGTCCACTGTTTGCAGGAATTGTGTTTGAAACTGAGAACGAAAAATTAGCAATATCCAACGGTTGGTATCACATAACAAATAGGAAAATAACGCTAAATAAAGAGAAATTTTACCCAGGCTTAACCCCTGTTATTAAATGGTTACAACTCAATATTAAAGAGTTGATATTGGACAGTAACAATAATATAGGTTGGCTACAAATCCTAAAAGGAGACATGGCTCACTTCTTGTGGCAACTTAAAGAGAAAAGCCACGCAAATACACTGTGGTTATTGAATTTCCTGACAGAGTCTGACAGCCCAAAGTGCTATTACAATAACATAATAAACACATCAAAATACAACAAAGCAGCGAGATCAATAAACCAGCCCATGGTAAGCAACCACCCTTCAGTTGCAGATCACCAGAATTACATAATCAAGAAACAGAAATGGTTAAAGAACCAAGAGATCTACATATTAACAGATGGGAACCAAGTCATTCTAGATGTGACTACAGAAGAAGAAGGAACAAAATGGGAGATATTTGCAGTGGAATGTATGGCAGACATGGTAAAAACAGGCGCAGGTCTTCAAGGTATAGCAGCCGCTGAGCTAGACATACCAGGCTTAATGATCCCGCTACATAAGCATTTGGCCCTGGGAACGACGGTACAAACCATAATAAACAATAACTTATTGAACCTGAACAAACAGACACGGCCCGGGGTGTACGATGTGGTAAGATTAGATAAACAGAACTATGGTATGCATAAACACTACCTCAAGAGTCGTTTCCCAAGGATGACAATTACAACAGGAAACTATGAAATTACTAACTCAGGCATAGAGCTAGCACTCGAACAAATATTACTAAACATGAGAGGCGGTTTAACGGAAAATAGTAAAGGTATAGTGGCATATTGTGGATTGTGTCCAATATCCATTTGCATGACTGGAAAATATTACATAAAGATTGTGCTGCCCGATATAAATTCAAACATAAGATACATGTACGACATGCAAAAACCACAGATTGATTCTATGTTGGACAATTTTAATGCTAAAAGAGATGCTAAAACCGAGTTATACTGGGATCATGAGACTAAATGTGAAAGGATTTTAGCAGGTACAGGAATATACTCATTGACAATAGAAGAGATAACAAAACTTCTAGATAAAACAGAGTGCATGTATGGATGGATACCCACGCATGCGAAAAACACAGATGAATACATATATGACAGACAATTGAACTGTTATGGATACAGAGGTGGAAGAATTACAAACAAAGTGAGAAATGATATAATAAATAAGGTTAATAAAGGGGAACCAGTACTAGTGAGGTATGACAAGAGTGATTACTTAGAGGCCACAATAGTCACAGAAGTGTTCAATCACAGACTAATCAAACTACAATACAAGCCAATCCCTGCATGTAATTATATAGACAGGAGACTTGGGACTTACATGGACATCAACAATGTGATAAAAATTAAAATACCTTGGATAGACCTTGACTTATTCAGAGTGTTGAAAGACAGACAAATAGTGACCATTAAAGAACTTGTGATTAACAAACGATTTCTGAGAAACATCTTATTGAGACTAATGACCGGAGATGACACACCACACGGAGCCCTAGAATACGCCAAAACTCTGGAATCAACACAAGTAATCACAGAAAAAGGTATAGATGATTTAACGGCTAGTAATTTGCTAATAACCCTAAATACAACTTGGTATGCAATTTACATACATAACAGTTATCTGGAAAAATTTAAGACTTTAATACATTACTTGAATTACACAGATGGCAAACCTGTAGCAGTACTCATGTTAGAACAAATCTTGACCGGAATAGGTAATCTGATGGGGGTAGTGTCTGACAAAATATCAGAAATTGCAGAACAATTCATTACATACCTAAATCGAAACTATAACCTTACAAATAAGATGGCAGATTGTATTAAAGAAGCAGAGAAAACAAATTGGACTCCGGAGACAAAGCAAGTTTACTTTAACAGATTTTATTTTTCAAAAGATGAGGAATTCACGCTAAGATCATGGTTAAATTGGGAAGATGAACCCGAGAACGAAGATGAACAATTCCAGGATCTAGACTATGAAGAGTCGGAAAACGACCCAAGCATCATAAATGTAGATCCTACATCCTTACCAAATGTTGCATACAAAACAAATGAAACTCACTCACAGGAGGAAACACTAGAGGAGAAATTGAGTAGCGCAACTACAGAGGCAACATCATCTGATACTAGCAGCGGTAGCACAACAATTATGACTATTTGTCCAGAAAAACCGAAAAAGAACACGAAAATTCCAATACAAGTAATGAGGTATATAGATGAAAAAGGTAGTACCATAATTAGTAGAAAACAAACTGTGAAATCAATTAAGAAATTACAATTATATGGAGACTTTGATGAAAATCAATTAGTAACGGCTGCTCAAATAATTGACAAGGAGTACATGGAATTTAAGGATTTGTTGGATACACCATGGAATTTAAAAATTTTGAGTGAAAAGTTGGAACAAGCGTTAAATGTACAATTAGAACAAAAATACGAAGAATTAAATCCAAACACTTATCAATTAAAAAATTATTACAAAACTAAACAAGATCATTTTGAAGTGGAATTTTCCGAGCATTTCATGGTGCCAAAAATAATATGGTTCTACTGGCACTCTATTGAAGCTCCTGAATTTATAATTAGGTGTATTAATTCTTGGGCGACTCACAACAAAGATTATAGAATTGTACTGTTGACATCAGAGGACCTGGACACCATTGTTCCTATAGATATAAAGGAGAGAATTCAAAACACTACAACCACGAATTTATATCTGACTGGGTGCGAACTTACGTATTATCTAGATAATGGAGGCGTATGGGCAGACGCAAGCACCATATGCACAGGTGATATTAAAGAGATGATGTACAAGACAATACAATCAAGAACAGGTTTACTGCAAATAAGTCTAGGTAATAAAAACACAAAGGTCAAAACAAGTGAAAACTGGTTTATAATATCAAGCACCTACAATCAAATTATGTTGATGTGGAACAACTTGTTGACCGATTTGATGTGTCATACAAGTGCAAGTGGAGAAAGATGCAGTGAATGGATCAAGAAAAAATACCCACGGGAGTTTTTGGAAATAGCCAAAACGATGGCCTCTGATAGTGTGGATTATCTAAGATCTTATATACTGGAGTCAATAATTAACCAAATTACAGGATTATATCCAGAGAACATTTGTAGAAGTGAAGGTCAACTAACAACCTTTGACAGCTTACCTCATTCAGATTGGAGTAAACTGTTGCAAATATATTTCAGTAAACAGCAAAGACCGCAGTTGATTATACCCTTGGTCAAAATAATAGACAGCCACAGAACAATGATAATGGATGAATTGCTAGATGATCCCGAAATAGAGGAATACAGTTTATTACATGATATATATAACACGGAAATCACACTAAATCTAACCACATTGAGTGACATAATGAAGTCAATGGAAAAACTACACAGAGAAAATTTTGAAGATGTCAAGAAGGAATATGAATTAACAAAAGGACTGAAAGTTTTTAAAACTGAGTTTGCTTATGGTATGTCAAAATTAACTAGCATGTTGTATGATAGTTTAGCAGTAGCTGAAATTCAAATGATTAAACCAGCCATAGAGTTTCTAGTTAAAAGTGGCTGTCACTTACACCTAGAAAAAGAAGATCTAATTATATTGTCAGGGGTTCTAATCGGGAAAATGAAGTACATGAAAGACTTAAGAGAAGAACTGCAGATATGGGCGGTACAAGAACATATAAGTGAAGTGAAACAAATAGAATTAGAGAGCTGGTTTGAGACAAATGAAATCAAAACCATGAAATTAAATGTCAGTACAAGATTACCAACCAAGCCTGACTATGTCATCTATAATGATAGAAGGATTCCAAAAATAATATGGTCTTACTGGAACAATCAAGAGGTGGAGGAATTTCAAATCAAAATGATAAATAATTGGCATTATCATAATCAGGATTATAGAATAATAATCTTGAATGAAGAATCTCTTCAAAAGATGGTCGGCAAAAACACATACAATTTGTTATCTAAACAGACCCCACAGTTTCGATCAGATTGGGTAAGGTTATTTGTGCTGAGCCATTTTGGAGGAGTTTGGGTAGACTTTAGTGGTTTATTTGTTAAATCAATTCACAATTTAGTGGAGTCTACAGTACAAAATGAAGCAGGATATTGTCAGATATCATTGAACAAGAAGGAAGAGAAAAATATTGTACTAGAAAGTTGGTTAATAATTTGTACAGAAAATTGTAAAGTGATACAAGATTGGTTTGAAGAAACAAAAGAAATGACAAAATTTGTAGATCCATCAGGCCACAACGCTTTAGAATGGATGACTCAAACTTATGGCACAGAGTACCAAGTGGCAAAAGAATTCATACTACCAAATTTAAGAATATATTTGCGCATATATATTATACAAATAATTGTGCGTCTCAGAGCCAAAGATGAACCATTGATAGTACATAGTGACGAGGCAGAAGTCTCAATGTTTCATAAATTATCAGCGAATGCTTGGATGAATTTATGGGACTACGTAGCAACACAACCAAAAGGATCCATTGAAGTTAGTATACCCTTTATTAAATGGATAGGGATTCAAAGAGACATAATAATGAGCCATTACAGGCAACACAAAGGGACTATCAGGCCAGCAAGTCTGTTAGGTGAAGAAATGGAGTACCCTGGTGTGAACTATAATGTAACTTCCAGCGCAGAATTGAGTTATCCCATTAGGGAAAGTCAATCAACTAAAGAGACAACAAATATAATAATAAATAAATATTCCAGTTGTAGAACTCTATTAATCTGTGTTGGCAGTGTTGGAGATATTTTACAATTTAAAACCTTGTACGATATAGCCGAAAGCGAACAGCAAACTCCAGTCATAATTACACATAGGGATCATGAAAAGTTTTTCAAAAACAAGAGATCACATTATATAAACGTAGATTCAGAAGAATTGATGTCATTAGTCAACATAGTCTTGAATGAAGTAGATTTATGGACTGATATTAAAGCCAATCATTTAGTCAGACAAATATCAGAAGAAATAACAGGTATCGCCAAAAATTATGAACAGATTGTGGATAAAGTGGTGGTTAACAGCGCTGTTCCGAATTTGACTGAATTAAGCGACATACTGCCATGTGACTGGTTGGAGGTATCCACTTTTCCAGATGACGTTGTGTTTAACCCCAAAAAGAAAACAGGATTGAAAGGGGCCATATTGAAGGCCAAAGAATGGATGCATTTCAACATAATTAGGAGCGAGGTGGATAGAAGTAAGGTTAGATCACTTTGGAGAACTTGTTCAGGATGTCCATGGTTTTATCCACAAATGAGATCACGCTGCGGACCATTAACAATATGGAGCTCACCTAGCACCAGCAACGAAATTAAACTTGATGAACAAGATTTATTAATCACCTTTGGAAGTTGTGATAATACTATTGCAACAAAAGATAAAATTCAATTAATAGAGAACTTCATTAACTGTGGGTATAGAGTAACTTATCACGATAAATACAAAATAGCGATACCTGGGTCTACATTATTCAATACTATGGAATTATATCCCGGAAAATTTGGAATAATCGAGCAATATGATTTCAGGTGTATTAAAGGAGGTAAATTCACACTGTTGACTCATGGTGGACATGGTACAATCATGGAGGCTTTAGCCACTAATTGCAAGATAATAATTCACCCTATAATAGCAGATCAATTCCAAATATGCTTCGTAATGGAAGCACAGAGAATGGCAGTGCGCTTAAATGACATAACAAATTTGAATGACTGTAAGCAAGCGATTACTAATTTAAACAGGTTGATGGATACAGCCAGGATTATTAAACCAATTATACCATTATTATTCACACCGTTATGTGTCTGGTTTCAAATGGAGCAAAGACAGGATGACCCAGAGAACGCCATATGTGTGTTTGGAGAAGGGGATATAAAAGAGCTTGAGACAGAGTTACCTTATGGAATTTATAAACTATTAGACGTCGAACATCAAATAGTATACAATCCGCAGGTTTTAACAAGATGTGTAACCAACAGTTTTGAATCAATGCTCACTAAACACGGCCAAGAAAAATACTTGACATGCAACACCATAGCAGCCATGAAGTTGCAACAACACTCTGTGACCGAACAGGAGTTAATAGATGGTATTCTGAGCATGGGGCTGAACATTACGATAATTTATAGTAATGGAACAGCACTAGTTATTAAACCTTACAAGAGAACAACAGTTTATTTTTACATAGATAAAACAAAAACCCCCTGGCATGTGAGCGCAGCCAAATTATTAAGACACGGGGATCAGATTCAGCTCTTGAATCCTGATACTTGTATCAAAGACCTACCACATAGTATAGAATATGAGATAAACGAGTTACACAAAGTATATTCTTGTGCCACGTTATGTATACCAAAGTTGATGGCACAGCAGTTTGGAAAGTCATTCTTCAAAAATTTCTTAGCACGAATTAGATCCACAAATCTGCAAGTACTTTCATCAAGATCAGATTTGCATGTGACTTACATATCTATCAAACAACACTTTGATGCATGGGTCGGGGACACCATCTACCCAGACACACCACTGGGCGTAGGGTGGGTCATCACTGCTCAAGGTTGGGTGCTGGTAAATTATTTTGTGAAAGACGGCATAATAGTGGTCTTTTCAGATGATGGAATATTTGAACAAACCGTTTTGATCAACTTACATTTACAATATCCTGTTAAGAGATCCAAACCGGTAGTACTGTCCACAAAACAAGAACTGGTAAGTCTGAATAAGCCAACAATTATGTACACGACACTGAATCATTGTGTGCCAAGGTCAAGCAACCTGGTTTCCAATTTCCACAAACAAAACACTTTAATAGTGGCTGATTTTGACAATAGAAAACATCATATGTTTGATGAAATGGATATGATAAAAAGAGCAGCCAAGGTGATTTTTCATACCAATAAACAAATCAAAGTGGAAGATCTAGCCACTAGCCATAATGCACCATTGAATCGAATGATTATTAGACAAGGGAAAGTGTTATATGAGCATGAATTCGAACAGAATGAGGCAAAGACAAATAGTCAAATTATTCGGAATTATGTGGTTAGCGAACAACAATGCATAACAAACTCACCTTTGACAGAAGAACAAATCAATTACATACATAGGTACTTCATCCAGAGCGATAACAAACTCATAGCAATAGACAATGAGAATTACAATGACAAAGAGGTGAAGCCAAATGACTGGGTGGTCACACTGATTCAAAACAGTGAGGTAATGTCGCAAGATGTGATTCAAAATTTAACCAAGCTGGTCAAAGAACATTCAATGTGGCATATCCATGATCAACACAATTATGAGTTAACTTCGACACAAGCTGGAGATGTAGTGACTTTAGAGCACGGAGATTTGTGGGTTAAATCTTATGGGATAGTTCTAGTATATGTCCGGGTTGGTGGCCAAAGAGAAAGATTAAGTTGGAAACTAGACACAAGTCACCAACAAACGAGTAATCCGAAGCCAGGAGACTGGTGGGGCCTAGAGAAGAAAGCACAAACAAAGGTGAGTAGCTCGTTTAAGAACGTGCTAGCAATAAACGAATTAAAATACCATGAACCAGAGACACTATTGGTGGATGGGTCAGATGCGGTTGAAAGTGACGATTTATTAGACATGTACATCCCACCGTATCATTATGGATACACAGGTAGCGTCATCGAACCGCTGTTAGATTTTCCTGATAACATAGCTATGCAATTGTGGGAAGACACTGATCAAACAGATTGGTTATCTTTGTATGCACCCAGTAATCAGTGTCAACTTAAGTCTAGAGAATTACCAGGGAAAATAATCCAAACGGAAAAGATCACTTTGACTAAATGGCCAATACGTAGCAGGGCTGTACTAACTAAAGTTTGTTTCGAAGAGGGTAGAAGTATCCTAGGTAGAATGAAATCAGTAGCATTCATAAGGACCACGACACCAAATCCTTACAAATTGGTGATGGATATGGCAGACACTTATTTTATCAAAGGTTGGGTTAGCAAGGTCAATGAATTCAGAGCAAAGAGATTGGTAATTCTGCCGGAAGATGTAAAGCGATGGGTGGAAACCAACAAAGATGCAAAAAGAATAGAACCCGAATTATTAGAATTGTTAAGTGGTGAAATATTAGTCAAACCAATGAATGACGTGAACATCCATTTGAAATTGGAAAGTTTATTAAAAGATAACACGACAATTATGACAAAGCAGCAACAAGCTAGAATTATAGTTTGGCAAAGGAAAGCTGTATGTGCTATATACTCAAATTTGTTCGTCAAAGTGAAGGATAGATTGAAATCTATATTACATGATAAAATAATTTACGCTGACGGGTTAAGACCAGATGAAATCTCAGCAAGAGTGAGGCTGTGCAAAGATATAGCTGGTTTCTTTGAAAATGACTTAACTAAACAAGATAGGCAAACTGACGCGCCAATTATAACTACAGAAATGTACATGTATGACTTATTGGGAGTACACCCTAATGTGATAGCTTCTTGGAGGGAAATGCATGAAGTTTGGAGATTCAAATCGAATCACTACTGGGGGCAAGGTCAAGGCATGAGATTGACTGGACAAGCAACTACAGCCATTGGTAATTGCATAACCAATTTACAGGTGCACCAAGAATTTGTCAAGAAAAATTTTTCTATTTTAGAATTAGCTTTATTTCTAGGAGATGACATGTGCATGGTTTTCAGAGAGAAACCAGACACAAAGAACTTAAGGAAAAATATCGCAACTAAATTCAACATGCAAAGTAAAGACGCATGGTACAGAAACGGAGCAACGTTCTGTAGTATGGTCATGAGTCGCACACCAACAGGTGCAGAGCTATGCCCTGATGTGGTCAGACTCAAGTTTAGATATGAAGTAACCAACGGAGTGCATGAGGCGAACGCAGAAAACATCCTTATGAGAAAGGCCTCTTACATAATGATGTTAGGTGAGGGTCCAAACGTAAAGGAGACAGTCACAAGGTTAAATTTGCCAATTAAACCATTAATTTGGTACGATTTTGAGTCCATGTTGCGAGCAGTTGGAGACAAATATGATATGACGCACGTACAAGTGCTAGATGTATATTATAATCTGTTACAGATGATTAATTCGGAAAAGCTGTATAGGCATACATTCAGACATTTTTCGAACATAGAAGCAAAATAATGGAAAATAAATAATTTTTTGAGGAAGGTGTTTTAAAACCCCCCCCCCCCCC